TCCATGGCGGTCGCCGTCGCCAGGTTCCCGGTCGAGGCGTCGCCCATGTAGTGCTCGCCGAACCCGAGGCCGGCGAAGAGATACAGTTTGAGGGCGCGCATGTCCTCCTTGCGGTAGTGCGCCCCCGTGTCGCGCTGGGTGACCCAGTCCCGGCTCAGGGCGTCGTTCTCGGCGTAGTCGCTCGCGGCCGCCCGCGCCGGGTTGCTCCCGTCGGTCTTCGTCCTCCAGAATGCGAGGATCTTGTCCATGACGTTCTTCCCGCCCTTGAGGATCTTGTTCTTCCACCCGACCTCGGCGTTCGCGTGGGACAGGGCCGCGCCGTCGTCGGCCATCGCCTGCGCCTCGTCCGCCGCGTCGTAGATCGCCTGGATGAACGAGGCCCCGCGGTTGGACCCGAAGAACTCGTTCAGCCCGACGTGGTACACGAGCCCGCGGTCCAGCTCCTCCTGGGACGCCTCGAGGAGCTTGTAGCGCATGGACCGGTGTAGGAGCTTCTTCGCCTCCTCCGGGGTCGCCCACTGGTTCGCGGCGAAGTCCCACTTCTTGGCGCTGTGCTTGACCAGGAAGAACGCCAGGCGCGACGGTTCCTCCGGGTCCGTGATGACCTCCTCGATGTCCTGCGGGTCGATGGGATAGATCTGGATGGCGCTGGTCTTCGGGTCGATCTTGACCAGGAGGTTCAGCTCGCCGGAGAGCAGCGTCTCCTTGTGCCGCTTCTGCTGGGCCCTGAAGCTGAAGAGGTTGCGCTGGTTCCGCGGAGACCACCAGAGATCGTTGACGATCTCCTGAACCTCGTCGCTGTCGCACTTGGGGACGTCGATCCCGCGCCCGAAGACGAAGTCGGTGTGCAGCCGGATGCCGCCCTGGATGTACCCGTCCTCCATGTACTTCTGGAGGTTGCGCTTCGTGTTCCGCGCGACGTTCTTGGACGTCCGCGGCGCCGGGTCCCCGATGCTCGCGCCCTGGACGTTGTCCCACCCGATCTCGTCCATGAGGAGGTCGAACAGGTCGGCCGCTTCCGCCATCGTCCTTGCGCGCGCGCCCTGCTCGGCCTTCCCGGTCATCCGGTCCCTGTATTTTTTGAGGCTGTCGATGAGGCCCATGGTCATCTCCTCCTGAGCATTTTGTAGAGCTTCGCGTAGGGGATGGCCGGCGTGTCCGCCGGTGGCGGCCTGTGCCCGCCGTCTCGCTCCACCCACCGTTCCAGGTTCCTCGCCGCGACGCACGCCGCCCGGGCGAAGGCCCAGTGGTCGGGCCTGCCCTCCGGCGTCGTCCAGCGCTTGATCGGCGTCCCCGTTCTCCCGATCGTGTCGATGATCTGGACCGGGGCCATGAAGTGCGCCTTGACGTCCTTGTGCCTCGCCAGCGCCGCCCCCGGGATGGTCAGCGTCCCGTCCAGGAAGTCCCTCAGGCTCCAGTCGAGCATCATCGTCCTGTTCACGGAGACCACGAAGTTGTCGTAGTCGATCCTGCTTTCCTCTTGCGGCCGCGTGGTGAAGTCCTCGAACCTCACACCCCAAACCACGAAGGGGAACCGGTGGACCAGGGTCATGACCTCGGTCGTCTCCGGGCTGACGTCGATGCAGAAGGCCGCCGGCCGCGTGAACAGGAGGTACTCTGCCAGCTGCTTGAACTTATTATCTCCATCGAAGGTCTGCAGGTCAATTAATCTCGTGCGGATTTTTCCGTGGGCCTGCTCGTCGACCTCCATCCAGACGTGGATGACGGAGCCCACGTCGGCCCCGCCGCGGATGACGCCGCGCTCGAGCCGCGGGTCCTTGAGCTCCAGGGTCTTGTCCACGCGCGAGAGGAAGAGCGCCTCGGTGATCCGCATCGCCCGCCCGGTGTAGGGGATGCCGAGGTCGTAGACGTTGAACTCCATCTCGCGGACCTTGTCGTCCGCGTTCTTCAGGAAGTCCTCGAAGTCGAGCCCGGGGTACATGAGGCGGGAGATGTGGTAGCCGTGGCAGTGCCGGGACGCGGAGGGGTTGCGCGGGACCCAGCGTCCCCAGCGCAGGTTGCGGATGCTCTGCTCCAGGCTGGCCCGGCATGAATAGCAGACGCGCTCCATGCGGTCCCGGTCGATATTCCGCGGCCACTGGACCTCCTGCCAGAGCCCGCATTTGAGGCAGAGCACCTCGTACTCGCGCTGGTCGCTCTCGAGGAAGCGCCCGTTGATCCCGGCCGCGTCGATCAGCGGGAACCCGAGGTCGAGGTACATCCGCCGCTGCGAGGCATAGTTGCGCTTCCTGAGCAGCGCCGCGTTGGACTGGTCCATGAGGTCGAACTCGTCGCGGATGACGACGTCGACGGACTCGGACTGGATCTCGCTGTCGGACGCCACGCCGACCAGGTGGAAGAGCCGGCCGCGGATGACCCGGAGGAAGGTCGACTGCCTGGCCTTGGTCTCGGTCGCGAAGTCGTCGACGATATGGCGGAAGTGGTGGCTCCTGCGGATGATGGCGTTGATCCGCGTCTTGGAGAACCGCCCGATCTGCTTCGTGTGCGGGAACCCGTACATGACGTCACAGCCGAGCCGGTCGCAGGCATGGATCGAGCGGAGCACGGCGTACTCGGAGGCGCCGACCTGGAGGCCCTTCTGGATGACGACGTCGGGGAACGAATCGGCGTAGAGCTCCATCATGTAGGGGAACTTCGTGAAGGTGAAGGGGGCGCCCAGCGGGTCCCCGTCGGGCGACGGGATCCTCGCGTGCTCGCTGGCGTATGCCGCCAGGTTATACGTCGTGGCGAGGTTCGCCAGGTCCCGTGCGGTCAGCCGCGCCTTTGAGGGTCTGGACGACAAACTGGCCAAGCGCATCTGCAGCCTGTCGGGTCTGAAGGTCGTTGCCGGCTCCTGCGATGAGTGCCGCGAATATCCCTTTTTGGTCATCGGCGCCTTTCCCTGAGGTGTCCGGTTCGCCGGCGTCGAGCAGCCGGCCCATCCGGTCGAATAGGCCCATCTTGTCCAGCAGGGCCATGGCCAGGTGTCCGTCGTGGTCTCGCGTCAGCTGCCAAAGGATCGCCTTGACCGCGGCGTTCTGGAAGCTGTAGATGTGGCCGAGGGCGTAGGACAGGATGTCGTCCACGACTTGGCTGTTGAGGATGGCGTTCAGCTTGTTCGGGCTGATCCGGTAGAGCTTCCGGATCTCCTCGCGCTTCTTGCCGGCCATGTAGGCACCGACGATTCCGAAGGCCCTGATCCGGGCCTCGCTCCTGCGCGCCTCCCGGTACTCCTCCCATCCGATCCACGGGGCCAGCTCCGGCTTATCGCGCTCGTACTGCTTGCGGAGCCGCTGGTCCTGCTCGAAGGAGATCCGCTGGGCCTCCAGGGCGTCGATGTCGTTCTGCGTCTCCGTGGCCCTGGCCATCCTCACGCGCTCGGCGTCGCGGGCAGCCTTGGCCTTCGCGGAGTCCTCCGCCTGCTTTTGCTTTCCGGCCTTCTTCTTGGTCATGGCTTCCCCCAGGCCTTGAGGTCGTCGGCGATCAGGCCGAGGAGGCCCTCGCCCATGCGGGAGTAGAGGCCGGCGTAGTGAATGATGTGCGCCCGCTGGATCCTCTGTCCCCAGACGTCGTCGAAGGGCATGAAGTTGAACTCGAGGGGCAGCGGGGCCGCGGTGATCCCGAGCACCGCGACGTTTGAGTTGATCCAGTCCTGGTCGTTGAAGAACTTGTCCGGCTGCTCCCTCCGCAGCCGCGCCGCGGCGTCCAGGCTTTCCTTGACCGGGGGCAGCAGCGCGTTCGCGTCCCCGGACGGGATGACCATGACGCCCGTGTTGAAGTACCGGGCGGCGCTCATGATGCGGTTGCGGATAATCCTGCAGAACTCCTCGAAGTTCCTGATCCTCGGGAGCCGCTCAGACTCCGGGTAGGCGGCGAAAAGGCCGCCGGCGATCTCGAACAGGCTCGGCGCCCCTGGCCGGACGATGGCGTCGCAGTCGATCCAGGCCGCCTCGTCGTACCATCCGCCCTCCTGCTTGAGCATGTCCCTGATCCCCAGCTTGGCCCAGTGCGGCGTGGGCCATCCCTCCGCGTCCTTGCCGGACAGGCAGTGGAAGTCGGCCCGGCACCGGTCGGCATAGGCCTTGATTGTCGGGACGGTCAGCTCGGCCAGCTTCTCATGCGCCCCGAAGGCGCCCGTGACGACGATCCGCCGCGGGCTCATCCCCCCACCTTCTTAATCCAGCTGCAGTCCTTGAAGACCCGGTCCGGCTTCCCGAGAATCTCGTCCACGGCCCGGTTGACCTCAGGCCTCCAGCGCTCATCGTCGTAGTCATGGCCACCGATCCACCCGCCCGGCTTGACCTTCGGCAGCCAGCCCCTAATGTCGGCCACCACGCTCGCGTAGAAGTGATCCGCGTCGATGTAGGGCAATCCGATAGATCCATCCGCAATCATAGCCGAGGCCTCGGCAGATGTCATCCTAAGCACCTGAAGTCCTCCACCTCTGGCCTCGAGTATCGGGATCCAGGGCGCCATGCGAACCTTGAATGCAAGCAGAACGTCGTCCATGGTCACGCCCGGAGGTCTGGACTTGAAGAGCTCCGGATCCCACGGGTCGACGCAGATCAGCAGCTTCGCCTTCTCCGCGAGCACGGCGGTCGACTCGCCGGCATAGCATCCGACCTCCACGATGGTCAGCCCGTCAGGCAGCGTGGACACCATCTCGCGCAGCCCCTCGATCGAACCGTCCGTCCTGATCCGCGGAACCTTTGCGAGCGCCTCGGTGGGGTTCATGGCTCCGTCCGTCCTTTCATGCCTGGGTTGGCCTTCATGATATCCAGCCGTCGCCGGCCGTGTTCTTCCCAAACCTTCTTGAGCATTCCCCAGCACTCGTCCACGGTGATGCCCTCCAGGCAGTGCTGGTGCCCGCAGTCCCCGTTGCATGGCCCGCGCTGGTGGATGCAGGCCTCCGGCTTGAAGAGCGGCTTCACGCCTTGGTAGTACCTCGTCCGGGCGTCCGGGTGGATGTTCCCGAACAGGGCGACCGCCGGGATGGTCAGCGCCCCGCAGCCGTGGAGCAGGCCCGAGTCGAGCGTGAGCATGAGCGCGCACCGCTCCATGAGGGCGAACACCTCGCGGATGTTCGACCCCGGGCGCTTGAAGATCCTGGGCCCCTCGTACTGGCTGACCAGGTTCTGGTGCTCGTCGAAGAGCAGGACGTCGACGCCATTGTCGAGCCCGAGCCAGCGCCGGACGATCTCCTTGTTCCGATCCTGGGGGCAGTGATCACCGGCCATCCAGTTCCTGATCGGCGCGTTCGCCCGGAGCTGGATGCCGAAGAAGTACCGCCCGCCCGTGATCTTGGCCGCCCAGTCCCGCTCGTCCTGCGTAACGAGGTAGAACGGCTGCTTCTCGTCGTCCGGGAGGCTTGCCCCGCAGTGCTCCATGTAGATGTCGATCCGCTGCTTCCGGCTCGGATGGTTCGCCATCTCATACCGGACGCACGGCCGCGTGATGTCGAAGAAGAGGTCGTAGCGCCGCGAGGTGTACTGGCAGGAGAACCAGTCCACGAGCTCGTCGACCCAGGGGTTGTGGAACCAGAGCGGGAAGCTCTCGCGCGGGACCGCCATCGTCACCTTGGCGCGCGGATACTTCCGCTTAAGCGCCTTGGGCGTGAGGCTGGCCATGAGCATGTCGCCGATCGAGTGCAGCGTCCTGGCCACCAGGATCGACTGGACCCAGGTCATCGGCGCCTGGTACTTCCGGACGTCGACGTCCGAGGCGTGCTTGAAGTTCCCCTTGTTAATCAGCAGGTTCGCCGTCGCGATGGGGACGTCCATCGGGATGCCGCGGACGAACCGGTAGACGACGCCCTTGATATTCTGCGACGAGTCCCGTTTATCCCCGACGTAGATGACGGGGATGGTCGAGAGGGCCACGGCCGGAGGCCGGAGCCGGTCGTTGTCATCCTTCGAGCGCAGACTTGGCCGCACGGATCTCCTCCTCGAGGTGCTGCATGACCGCCAGGGCGCCGGATACGGCCATGGACCAATCCGCGCTGGCCCGCTCCTGGATGCGTTTGTCCTGCTCGCCAGTCCGGGCCGGCCCGCCATTCTCCGGCAGGTAGTGGAAGCGCCGGTGCGCGTCGCCGATCCGGATGGTCACGCCGACCAGGTTGTTCATGAGGTCCCGCATGTTCTGGATGCCCTTCCGAAGCGCGTCGGCGTCCTCGATCTTGAACTTCGCGATCTGCGCGATCCGCGCGCCCTTCTTTCCGCCCTGGCCCTCGCCCTGCGGCGGGATCAGTTGCCCCTGCCCGTGCCCCTTTCCTGCGTCCGCGTGCTTCGCCATGCCTCAACCTCCGAGTTTATTCGGCCCGGGTCGTCCCGCGGCCGCCTTGCTGGAATTGTACCATGTACCGGATTTTTCGTTATCCTGTTTTTTCACCGCTCCCTTCTCCGGGGATTGCCTTCCCGGTGATTCCGTCGTAGATATTGCAGATGTATTCCTGCTCGCCGATCTCTTCGTCGGTCATCTGGTTGATCTCTCTGATCGACTCCGCCCATCCGTCCTTGTTCCGGATGTCGTAGAGTCGGCCAATATTGATCCCGATATAGAGGCCGAGCATGTGGCCCACCACCCAGAACCCGGGGTATTCCGCCTGCCCCTCCTTCAGGTACTTGTCCCTGCTGAGGACCAGCACGTGGCCGATCGTGGACCCCCAGCAGCACGCCTTTTTTATCCGGTAGACATCGCCCGGCCTAATCATTTTTCCCGCGTTTTGCTTTCCTGGGCCGTCCCATCCTGTGCTTCTTCTCCTTGCCCGAGATGCCCCGCATGACCTCGGCCCCGATCGCGATGGCCGCCTTGGACACCCAGCGCTCGTCCAGGCGCCGCCCGCACCGTTCCACGAGCGCGGGGATCGCCGCCGCGGCCAGGACCGCGTTGGACAGGTCGCGGACCGCTCCGATGAGTTCCCCGAGCTCCGACGTCCCGGCCATGCTCACCTGCGCGGGTGCGAGGTCACGTTCCTTGGCCTTGAGTTTCGCGGCCCGGCTCCTAATGAGGTCCAGCCTCGCGTTGTCGATCTTCCCATCGTTCAGTTCGACCGGTTCCAGTTCGCTCGGCCCCAGCTCCGGGATCTTTAGGTCTGCTTCATTTTTAGGCATCTTCGTTTCCCCCTTAAAATTTTTTATTGTTCCTGTTGCTCTTTTCTCATTTACGATGAGGCGCATTTTTAAAATCCCCGGGATTTTAACTTTCTTCGTCATGTTCGCTCCCTGTCGTTTCCCGGGTGTTCGCCCCGCTGTCTGGTGGACGCGTTCAGCCGTATGGCCGCCACGAGCGCCTTCTCCACCTCTACCGTCACCTGTCCCGTCGCCACGTTTATCCCTCCTTTCGATTGATCCGCCGGCTCTCGTTCGCGATGCGGTTCCTGATCTTCCGCTTGGCCCGGTATTTCCTCAGCCAGGCCCCTCCGCGGTACTGCTTAAGCCTGTGCCGGACCGGCCGGTCGTACTCGCCGGCGCGGTCCCTGATCCCCTTATCCAGCCCATGGGCCGCGGGGGCTTTCCGTCCCCCGACCAGCCCGATCCACTGCAGGAAACTCCCGAACATGCTCATCCAGCGCCTCCTTTTTTCGCTTGGCTGAACTCCTCAGGCTTGGTGCAGTTCACGAAGTGCGAGACATAGCCGCGCGTCTTGAGTTCGTTCCCGTTCTGGTCCGTGACGAGCACCGGGACGGCCTTGGCATAGTAGGGCGTCCCGCCCTCGAAGAAGATCGGCATCCTGCACCCCTTACACTTCACGATGTTCGCCATGTCATCCCTCGGCCGGCGCCTTGCGGTCCATGATCCCGGCGAGCTGCCAGACGAAGAAGGCGTAGTTCGCCAGGTCGACGGCCTGCTTCTGGATCTGCTTCAGGTCCGGCTTGTCCTTGTCGATCTCGCAGCAGAGCATCTCAAGCACGTTTTCGGAGCGGATGCTGTGCTCCTTGATCGGCATGACCTCCCATCCCTGCACGCCCTCGGAGGCCTTCTTCTCCAGGCGCATGACCATCTCGACGCAGAACCGCGGGACCTTCAGGCTGAAGTCCTCCGGGTCCTTGTCCCCGATCAGCGGCTGCCGGGGCACGAGCCGGAAGAGGATCTCGTCCGAGCTCATGAACCGCTCCAGCCCCTGGGCGGCCCGCTTGTGGTCCTCGGTCTCGACCACGATGCTCAGGTTGCGTCCCTTGCTCCAGCTCTCGACGACCCGGATGATCTTGCCGAAGAACGAGGCCATGCGGAAGTCATGCGCGACCTCGCCCTTGGCCCTCGGCTGCTTGGGCTCCTTCTTCCCTCCGCCGGCCTTTCCCGCGGCCGTCGGCTGCTTGTCGTCTTTCTTTTCCATCTTCATCGTTTCCTCCCGTGTGATTTTAGTGGAGGGCGCCGCTCAGTGGCGGTGCGCCTCGGCGCCCCCCCTCGTGCTATTGCATGGCATTTGATGGCCCGGGTTTACGTCTCGGCGCTCCGGGCCGGTGCATGGCGTCCCACCTCCCTCCTCTCGATCCCGAGCAAGGTGTGAACCCTGGGATCGGCGAATATCCGCCCGAGCGTTCCGAGGTCCACGTCTTTCCGCGTGAGCCTCGCCCGCCCATGGACCGGGTGGAGAATCGTGCTGACCACGGTCATGTCCTCCAGGCTGACGGTGACGATGTCGGCGCGGCGCGTGAACTGGCAGACCTGGCGCCGGTCCGGTCCCGAGGACAGCGTCCACCCCGCCGCCTTCGCCATGTCGCGGATCCTCGCCAAGAGCTCGACCTGACGGGCGAGCGCCTTAAGCGATCGCATTGTCCCTCGGCTCCCTGATCGGTGGCAGCGCGTCCCGCTTGCCCTGCGTCTCAGACTCGTGCTTGAGCGTCGCGTCCGCGATCTCGCAAGCCTTCTCCGCGATCCATTCTATTTGGTACTGGGTAGGGACCCTTTCCATTTCTGGGATTAATCCCTGCATCGCGGCCTTGACGAACTCCTGCCGGATGGTCATCCGGTCCACCGTCTGGTCAATCCCGATCTTCATGGCTTGCCTCCTCCGGGTTCTCCGGTTCTGGATCCGGTTCTGGTTCCGGTTCTGGACATGGTCCGGGGTCCATTTGCGCCATGCGCAGGTATTCGATCCGCTGCTCTTCTTCCGCCATCATATCCGCCATCATAGCAGCCTGTTCCTCCATCCTGCGGTCATGCGCGCGCCGCTCGGCCCGCTCCTCTTCCTCCCGTTCCTCCTGGCGGCGTTCCTCTTCGCGTCTGGCGTGGTCGTATCCGTCAAAATAATCGCGATCTGGCGTTCCGTATCCGGCCCCATACCGGTCCCGCTCATAATCCGGATGTCGTCTCTGCTCATAGTCGCGTTCGCCTTGGGAATAGTCCGAATTATATCCCCGCCTGCTCATGACTTGCCTCCTTCAAATTAATTCGATCCCTGACTTCTTCAGGGTCGTGACGATCGCCGCCGGCCTGGACCACTGCCTGGCGAACGCGGCCCAGGCGCGCTCCCGTTTCCCAGTCGTGTCGCGATAGAGCATGGCGAAAGGCATGAACCCAGCCCGGACGACATCGAGGCACCGTTCCTCCGCGCGCTTCAGGTTGTCGCCGGGCAAGCCGATCAGGACGTAGCAGAACCTCTTCTTGGGTTTCATTCCGGCATCCCTCAGCATGGCGCCTGCCTTCCTCAGCGGTTCCAGGTCGGCCGGCGAGTCGTAGGCGAAAAAAACCTGGTCAATCCTTGACCGGGCCAGGAGGTCGACGTGCCAGAGTTCGATCCGAGACGCCTCCAGGCCGCCGCTCAGTACCGCCGCATACTTCTGCCTGGAAAGCATCCGGAAGACCTTCCGCACGTGGTCCTCGCTGCAGGCCAGAAGGTTGTTATCCTGTACGACCCACCCGTCAGCGATGTTCACCTCCCGGATGCCCCCCTCCCGCCTCCAGGCCAGGCAGAACGAGCAGCGCCCCGGGCATCCGCGCGAGGTTATGACGTAGCCCCTCCGCAGGTACTTCCCGGGGACGAAGTCCCCGCCAGGATCCCCAAGGGCCGGTCCCCCGATCTTGACCGGGGCGACCCGTTCCCACTCCTGGGCGAGGCGCTCGGCCTCCTGGATGTCCCAGGTGAAGGTCACGGAGACGTGGACCTCGTCGACATCCGGAGGGAATAGCCCGGGCGGTCCGAAGAAGGCCAGATCGTCGTCCGGGCTGGCCTTGGTCCTGCGTGGGAAGACGCGGGCGATCCTCACGGCTT